ATGGAGCCTACCGTTCCGCTCGATACGATCTACACCGCCGATGAAGCCGCGGCGCGCCTGCGCTTGACCAATCGCGGCGTGATCAAACTCGCGAAGGCGCATGGCCTGTGTTCCCGCTCCGGTCGCAACTATCTGTTTTCCGAGAGCGATCTTTTGGCGCTGTGGGAAGTTCTCCGCGAACCGCCGAAAGTGTCGAAGCTTCCGACGGTGAAGACGCACATCTCTGATTTAAGGCTCTACCAAACTCTTCAGAAGCTTACCGCCAATAAGAAGGGGCGTGGTCGAGCTAGATGGGAAGCCACCAACGCCAAAAACAAGGAAATGCGTGAGGCGACGAAAGCAGCCATCGAGAAATGGAAGGACGATGAGCCGTTGGATCACAGCAAGCGAGATCAGGACTACTGGACGCCAGAGCGGAAAGAGCGCCGCCGTCTAGAGAGCCTGGCAAAGAAGAAGGGCTGGGTGGCGCGAACATGACTAAAGATGATCTCCTCGACGGCCTACTCACCCCGGAAGAAATTGCGCGCCGTATCACGGCGTCGAGCGGCGTGCATATGACGGCTCGCACTATCTGGGAAAAGGCGAGGAGAATCGGCGTCGCCAAGAAGATAGGCAGGGCAATGCTGGTAGCGGTCGAAGATATTCCGGCGCTGCTAAAAGAAGAAAGCAAGACGGAAAAACGCGAACGTCTGATTAAGAAATCCAACCGGCCCGACGCGCTTGCCATGCTTCAGAGAGCACGCAAGAAAAGGGCGCGCGCATGACCCACAACGACAACTCCCCTCGCCTCATCGGCCGCAAAGAGGCTGCCGCGTATTGCGGCATTGCCGTGAGCACGTTTTCTTTGTGGGTCGCCAAAGGCAAAGCGCCACCGACGGTGCCTGGGACCCGGAAGTGGGATCGGCATGCGATCGATGCTTTGCTGAATGCATTCAGCGGTATCGGTGAACCGCCATCCGCCAATGCGATACCCACTAATCGCGCACGACAAGACGAGGATAAAGTCGACAGGCCACGGTTCGGTCTCGACGCCAAGAGTGAAAACATCCTGGTAGCGATGTCGTACAACACCGAACTGAACACGCTGAATCTTCTGCCTGGCGCCGGGTCGGTGTTGATGGGGCGTCTGGTCGGGAAGGGTTTGGTGAATTGCGAGACCGCGGATGGGCAGAAGCTCTATATCATCACCGAAGATGGGCACGCAGAGGCATGTAGGATCGTCGAGAGCTGGAAGAGGCGGTAGCCTGTGACCCAAAAGTTGAATGAGTCCTTGCGGCAGCGTGAGATGACCGATCCTCTCTCAAAATTACCCATGTTCGCCACGGACGACGAGATCGCCATTGCGATCGTCGGCAAGGCACGAGCATCAACGTGGAAGCGCGGCGCCCTATTGATTTTGGAGGCGCGGGGATTCCCCAAAGTCGACGCCCTTCACGGCGGCCGGCCGGTCCCGTTGGTCCGCAAGTGGTACAATCAATACATGGGCGTCGATAAAAGCTATGTGTTGCAGACCTTGGAACCAGCGAAAGACAACCCGGAAGCTTGGCGCCCCAAGCGCGAGATTCGGGCTGAACGCAAACCCCAACTGGGTCTAAGCACCCGCTGCGAGAAAGCTCTGCGCCACATGGTCGAGCACCCGGATATTCGCACCAGTGCAGAAATCTCGGGTGCTCGCGATCTAACCCTCGAGCAGTTGGCGCAGGTTGGAGCACTTAAAGAGGGAAAACGAGACAGCCAGGGCGACCGCACATGGACCGTGACCGACATAGGGCGGGAGGAAATTGCCCGCATTAATGACTGGCACAAAGGCATCACGTATCGGCCTAGCTGGCGGCGAGGAACACCGCGCGCCTGATCTCCACCTCATATTGCAATTGGGCTAGCCATTGGAAAAGGGACAACGCCATGTCAGAACAAGACCGCCAACAGCGCCTACAAGCCGCCATCGATAGGCGCGACTACACCCTCGACGAAATGTGCGAGAAATTCTCGCCAGGCACTCACGGTTGCCACGAGGCACTGCACGTCGCGAGCATGCTGGGCGATCTCGTCGACGGACGTCTCTGCGATCATCCAGCGGTGCTGATGGTGCCGGAATGGTATGCATTGGCCGAGCGGGCGCAGGAGGCGCTGTTCGACCTCTATCAGGCGATTGGGGCGGCGCATTTGGGTCGGGAGAGGTGAGGCTGTTCATCGGCCAGCTTGCATGCGACATATGAGAAAGCGAGAACCGCACTTGCGGAATGCGCTTCGCTCGACGAATGCCAAGATTGGGCAGACAAGGCGGCAGCACTGGCGTCATATGCCAAGCAGGCGAAAGACGACCAGCTTGAGCGCATGTCCCAACGCATCACAGATTGCTGGCGATGCAAGAGCTTGGTCGCGCCGCTGTAGAATGCGCAGTTCATGATGTCGATGATCTACATGCTGAACTTATGGAGATCGACGAGAACCTGGCACGGGCGGAACTGTCGCCCGCGCAGGAAGCTGCGCATATTCTGCGCAGGCAAGCGATCTGGTCGGAGATCAGGAGGCCCGTGGGTGAAACAATTTGTTCCACCCAGAAAGCATCAGAGCACAAAGACAGCATGACGCGCAGCTGCCGGCACTCTTGAAAAGCTCCGTGGAGCGGAGAAGGATGTCGCTCGAAGAGCTCAGCAAGCTGTCAGATTTCTAATGCTGCATCGAAGGGATGCCGACCTCTTGACACCCCACCAAACCAGAACATAATAAGAACATTCACGGCGTTGCGGCCGCCATCCTGACAGAACACGCTTAAACTCCGTTCCTGCGGAGAAGGAGAAGCCATGTCCGCCGCCCAGCTAGAAAACGCCACCGACACCGACGAACTCGCCGCCGCCCTCGACTGGCACAATGGAGACGCGATCGCGACCGTCCAAACGCTGCTCAACGACTGCCGGCACCTTCGCGAACAACTGGCATTTGCCGAAGCCTCAATGAGCGTTGGTTTCACTCGTGGCTGGCGGCCCAGCGAGAACGCAGGCACGTGCCCCTCCGCGTGATGATCGGCAACGTTGAACATCATGGACGTCTATCCGGATCGTTCGCACCGATCGTGCGCAACAACGGGGATCACCGGCAGCTACTTCGGAGGCGCTGCCTGCTTTGAAGAGAATTGTCTATTTTCGCAGCGGCGCTTTTGAGCATCAATGTGGCCGCCGCCCAAGAGCCCATCATCGGGCGCGCTTCGGTGATTGACGGTGATACGATCGAGATCGCCGGCGAGCGCATACGCCTTCACGGCATTGACGCGCCCGAGAGTTGGCAGAAATGCCAGGATGGCGATGGAGGCACGTACCGATGCGGAAAGGAAGCTGCTTTTGCGCTTGAAAGATTCCTCGCAGCCTCGCGGCCTACCCGTTGCGAGACAGTGGAGCGCGACCGATACAAACGCCTCGTTGGCGTCTGCTTTCGCGCCGACGGCCAGGCGGTCAACCATTGGCTCGTTGCCAATGGATATGCCGTTGATTGGGAGAAATACAGCATGGGCGCCTATGCGGCCGCGCTGGACAAGGCTCGGACGTCAGGAGTTGGTATTTGGCGCGGCGAGTTCCAGCTACCTTGCGAAGCTCGAGCGGAACGTGCGAAGCAGTTGCCGGCATGTTGACGAAGAGTGGCGTCAAACGCTCGCCTGCCAACCTGCACGCGCGCGAGGTCGGCGGGGTCTCGGAGATTCATAGGGGGGAAAATGTCTCGATTTGCGCTTCCGTTCTTGCTTGCGATGGGCGTTTCACAGCCGGTGATGGCAAGCACCGAAGAATTTGAGAAGGCCATCATTGCCGCTCTTCACCTCTCAGAATTTCAGACAATGCCCGCAGAACAGCGCAAGCAACTAGCCGAAACTTCATTGGCATATTGGAAGAATTTCGACAGTCGTATCCCCCGCAATTCCCCTGCTGATACTGCGTGGCTCCGCCGTGAACTGGATACGACCGACACGATGCGGATCAACCGAGCCGTCAACTCTCCTGCATATGCCCATGAGCAGCTCGGCGCGCTTTCTACGAATTGCATCAGCATTTTTGAGAGTTTGCTGAATGCGGTAGGGGGCGCCAAGGCTACCGAACTATACCTTTGGTTAAAATCAACCCAATGCTACTCAAATACAGGTACGGCGCACTACCAGCTGCTGGCTGGCCTCTCAAATGGACGGTACGATGGGGCCTTTAAGATGCAGTCATTCACGATGGTGCTTTCCACTATAACTGGCAAGCTCGCCAACAGCATCATCCAAGAATGATCTATCGAACCTGCGGACAAACAAGTTTCAACAGCAGAACATGGCGCCCAGAAAACAAAAAAGGCCCGCCACCGATTAGGGTGGCGGGCCTGGGCGTGTGGAGTGGTGGTGGCGGCAGGTTATTCGGCGTCTCCCGCTTCGACAAACGCCTCAGCGACGGTTGATAGGGGAATAAACATTGCCTTGTATTCCTCCTGATCCTGGGCTGGATCCGCAAACTGTTGAAATCCAAAGGTCTCGTAGTATGCCTTCACCTTTTCATTGAATGCGTGCAGAGTTAGCGCATAGACGCCCACGTGCTCGCGAACTTCTAATGCTCGTTGGAACGCGTCCAGCATCATGCGAGCGCCCAAGCCTTTGGGGGCCGCTTTATCCCTCCCAATCATAGTGAGGTAGATAGAGGGAATAGCGTCGAACCTACCAAATTTCTTATCAGCTTCAGCGTTCATCCCAGGCCGAAAAGTCATCGTCGTCAGAGCGTAGAATCCTACCGGCGACTTATCGTCGGCGGTGCACGCAACGAAAACACGCTGAGCGTAAGCCCTATGGCTTTTCAACGCATTGTTTTTAAAGAAATTGTCTATTCGCTGAAGGTCGCAGCAAAAAGCCCCTCGCGGGTGTTCGCCGAGGGGCTCAATAACGATGTCGTTCATAGTAGGTCGATGGCCTTACTTTGCGTTCGCCGATTTACGGGCGCTTCGGATAAGGTCAACGAGCGCAGGAGCAACTTTCGCGGGCTTATCCAACTCCGCCTTCAACTGCTCAAACTTCGCTGTGTCACACACTACCGGCATGGGTGTGAAATCGCCGTTGTCTTTTAAAAGCGCAACCATGTTGGCCTCCATATTCTTGTTAGGCGAGAATAAAACGTAAATCGTTAAGCGTTTGTTCCACACGCGCCGACACGCGCTGCGTTTCACCGTTACTCAACATGCATAACGCATAGTTGCGAATTCCGCAACGTTCCACCAACACTTTGTTGGGTGTTTCGCGCGCGAACGTTTCAACGTCACATCGCGCAACTGCCTGCGTACGTAGGGGTTCTGTGTTGCTTGCGCAAGACGTTACGCGCGCGTCGTTCGCGGCTTCGCCTGATTCTCGACGATGCGGTCAACGCGCAGCGTCATGTGGTCGACGGCAGTCTTTACGCCGCTGATGGCCTCCATGATGCTTTCGGTCGCTTCCCGCATGCCCTGCTTGGTAATGTAGGTTTCGGCCACATGAAGGCGCTGTTGCGCTAGGTCGGCAGCCACCTTATCCGCCTTGTCCTCGGCGACCTTCACCTTCCCCTCGATGCGCCACCACACACCAGACACTGCGCCGAACAGCATGACGATAAACCCTACAACGGCCATGATTTCGGCGCCGGTCACGGCTTCACCCCACAGAGCTTCGCCAGCTTCTCATTCTCGGCCAGGATCTGGCGCTTGGTGCCTTCCGTCAACTTGTCCTCGACCGACGGTCGAACGGGGCGCGCAACGTCGCAGTAGCTACCGGCCGTCACGCAGCCACTTACCGAGAGCGCGATCAACGTCGCCACCCCCCATGTTCTGAACATCATCCTCGACGCCCCTCGCCTGTTTTATGGCTTTCGCGTTTGCCTTAGCTTGCTCCGCCTTGGCATCAGCCTTGCCGCTGGAGCGTCCATAGAAAAAGGCGCCCGCGACGATCGCGAGCGCAGCGCCGACAGGAGCCAGCCAACTTGAGATGCGGGACCAGATTGCCGCGATGATTATCACGTCGGATGCCCCACCTTCCTCGCCCACTGCCACCAGGCAACCGGAATGGCGCCGATAGCGGCGGCGATGCCAGCCTCGATCGAAGCGGCAACGGCGGGGTCTTCTGTGATGAGCGACCTGACTTCCTCGCCGATGTATCCGGAGCCGTAGAGCCAGCCCGCAATCATGTAGAGGGCGATTCTTATCCAGACGGTCATTTCTTGCCTCCCTTGATGAGCGCCAGCAGAAAGCGACCGAGCGCCGCCCAGAAGCCGTTTGCGGCGGGTGTGGTGGGCGTAGTGGGCTTATTGGGAACAACGGCACCCGGCACGTAGCCAGCCGCAAGCAGCGCGGCCTCGAAGGAGCGCCCGTACTTCTCAATACGCGGCCCGTTCGCCTTCACGTCGCCGTTGATGATTGCCCTCGATGCCGCATACCGATAACCCTCTGGCGCGTCGTAATCCTTCAACTTGCGGCCAGTGAACGTGCCCCCCGTCATGCCGTCAAAAAGGATATTGATGGCCGTGGCCATCTCGCCGGCTTTGTCAGGCGTGCCCGAGAGCCCGAACTTGACGTAGTTTGCCTTGCCAGTGATCTGGGCCAGGCCGCGCCCGCGGTAGAGCCAGCCATCGTCTGGGCCAACATTGCCGATCCTGCCGCCGTAGACCTTGTTGGCCAGCTTGCGCTGGTTGCCGGCATACGGTGCGGCAGCGGCAAGCGTCGGGAATCGGCTAGGCCAGACTTCCGTCAACCGCTTTGCTGAGTAGTTGAGATTTTCCGAGATTGGCTGCATTGCGCCGCCTGTCTCGTGGTGCGTCTCGGCAAGGATCGCAGCCAGATGCGCCAACGGCGTACCGCGGCGCTCTGCCTCGTCGAGAATCGCGTCGATGCCCTGCACTTGTGCTTTCTTGTTGACAGACAAGGGCGAGCGCACCGCCGCGAAGAATTTCGCGCGGTCCATTGGTGGTCTCCTAGAATGTTGTGGTTAGTGCCGCCTTGGTGGATAGGTCGGCCGCATCAGGTGGATGCTCCAAGAATAGCGGAGCACCTCGCGCAGTTGACGATTGGGTTCATAGGTGGTTCCCTTTGGCCCGCCACTTAGCGAAACGGCCCCAGCTTCTTCCCGTCGGAACCCAGTGCTTGGCCACCTGTCAGAAAGCAGGCTTCCACCATCGGTAGAAACCATGTATTTTATCGCTTTCTTATATATCTAAGCGAACGGCTCGTCGTCGATTTTTAGAACCGAAGAATTTCAGGGGGCATTTATGGAGCTTGGCGGAACCACGATCAGCGCCCAATTTCTGGGCAACTTTTCTATCATATCCAGCGACCCACTCATCGGGTTCTTCGAGTTTTCAACTTCGACGAACACGACGATCGAAGTTTCAATGGACTGGTATAGTGCGGAGGCATTGCTGTCGGCACTCGTGCAGTTCCTTTCGCACGGGCAGGCGGTGGAGTTTGATGATGGGATGTGATTGAACAGGGCCGTCTAATGTGCGCACACGTTTCAGGAAAGCGAGGACGCCTACGCTTAGTTGAGCGTCAACTGAGGCGAGTTATGATTCCAGAAGACATTACTGAAACAGCGTGGAGCCTTTCGGCCCGTCACCTTGCGCGCGGACAAAGCGACCCGACCAAGATGGTTGCTGAGGCTATTGCTCTGGAGCGGCAACGCTGTTTGGACATTGCCGCAGAATGCTGCGGAAAGGACAGCGACGTCGTTAGAGAGATCCGCGGTGCGACCAAGTAGCAACTAATAAGGCTCAAGAGACCGTGAGGATGTTCAATTGTTTTACTTAGTCACTATAAGTTAGTTTAGCTAGTGTGGAGATTGATTCCCCGATACCGGTCAATTTTTTTGAGGAAGTAAGTTGATGCATATAGCCACAGAGACCTTAACAGCAGCGGATCATCTTAATGCTGAACTACTCTTTGATGCAGCGATCGGGCGGTTGGTTCGAAATTTCGGGAAGCTAGACAGTGCCATGCACGACGCGATCAAGAATATTGTCGAGTACGGCCTCAAGGGTAGCTATCTGAATAGGAAGGACTTGGATCTCTTCACCGAAGAGGACAAGAAGATCCAGGGAGCATTGAAGCGGCGTTTTGCTCAGTTCAGGAAAGCTGTATGCGCGATAGACGCGGAAGAACTATTCATCTCAAATGTCGATTACGCGCGAACGATTTTCGACGACTTACTGATTGCAAGAAATTGCATTTGTCATAACTCATCCTCGATTGAGGAATCATCTAAGTACATTGAGCTCCGCAGGCCAATAACAACGCATCATGAGATTTTTAACTACGAAACAACCAACAACTTCTACTTTTATCTCACGATCGACGAAGTTGATGCGATCGCGAAAACCATCAGTGACATTTACTGGGTCGTGCGGAAAACCGAAATTGATGTGATGTACAAATACTCACGCGACGACCTCTGGGCTGCATCTATGCTAGACGGGAAAATCGACCTGCGCAGTACAGCGTGGCTCGAGCTACAATTAGCCCCTTCCCCGTGGGACCCGGAGTCAAGCAGAGGAACTCGGCCCAGGTCCAAGTAGCTGAAGTTTCGATCTCTTGGCATCACTTCAGCACGGCGTCGGGTTCGCCGACGCCGTGCTATTGAACGCTTAAATTGAGGCATCCAAGGAAAATGTTATGTTCCCTGGGGTAACGGCGCCATCATGCCAGATCTGAACCGTAGTGTTTGTGGCGTCCGTTGAAACAACGGAGCATCGCAGGTTCATATAAACTGCTCCGTTTGCCACGGTAGCGGTCAGGCCGGTTATGACGCTAGGTGCCCGGATCAGTCCGTGAGGAATGGGGAGGTAAGCCTGATTGGCGGGGCTGGCCGCTGTTGCGCTGGAAGTTTTCCTTAGCACCTTCCCAAAGGTCCGGCCGATATTCCACCGATCGCGGGTAATTGACACCGGGACATCAACAGTTCCAGCCGCATCAAAGTTTTCGTTTTCGATTGAGATCGACCCGCCGCCGGCCTTTTCCGTCAGGACTAGGTTTTTCTTAATCCCGGCCGCCGTCATCGTATACGTGTTGTCTCTCAACCGAAGACGGTCGGCGTCTGCGCTAATGCCAATCTGGTCAATGTTCAACAGGCTATTGCCTTCAATGGAGACGTTCGAAACCTTGTTGAGCAGGGAAATACCGTAGGCGCTCCAAGCGATTTCATTTTTCGTGATTTTCACATCGTCAATCACGCCAACGCTGCCAGAATCAACGCGGATGCCGATGCCACCTCCGACTCCGGTAGGAGATTGAGCCGCCGCTATATAGCAAGTATCGACCGTTAGTCCTTGGATACCAGCCGCCGACGAGGCAAGGTTGATGATAGCGAAAGAGCCTTGGTCAAGCATGTTATCGAGCAGATGCAGCGACAGAACCGCTTCGACCTGAACAATCGTCGTTCCGGTCAATACCGACTTGTTGCGAGAGAACGTGATTCCCTCCGGCCGCTCGCCGGCCTCTTCTGAAGAAACGCAGAAAGCTCGACCGGTCCCGCCGAAATAATTATCAACGATCTTGTTATTGATGTTGATCTGTCCTGCCTTCTTCGCGACCCGGATAGCGTAGCTTGAGGTCCGGAACGAGCCGAAAGCATTGTCTTCGATGTAAGTATCGGAGCCGGAAACGATGATGCCGTCTTTTGTGGTGACGCCTCCAACATCGAGCCGGAAGCCTCGCATCTGGATGGCGTCCTTCTGGTTGGTGTCGAGGAATTCCCCATCGCCACCGTGCGAGAATTCCGCGCCAAAACCGCCATCCAAGTAGACGCGCGACCCCGTAACCCTGAAAGTCTTCACGGCGGCTTGCGTCGTGCTCTTCGACGCCGGGTCGAAAACAAGCTTCGTATTTGCCGGCAAGTCAATTTGACTGTCGAAACGCCAGACGAAGCCGAGAGGGTGCGCCGGGATAAACGCCGTCTTCTTTGCGACTGCGGCGGCATTCACCAAAGCTTGAACTTTGGCAGAAACGTCTGCCCCATTCGCCAGAGACGGCGCAGTCATCAAAAGATCGAGGTGGCCTTCGATAATGTTTTTTACTGAGTAGATTCCACTACCAGTGAACCCCGCGTCCTGCTGCGTTTGCAGAAACCTCAGATCATTCTGCACATCGCCACGCCGAGGAGCATCAGCACAGGTAGCAATCCAAGCGATATCGATGTCAGCTCCAACGCCATTGGCGGCGAAGAAGCGGATCCCGGTGATCGTGTTCGTTTTCCAGTCAGTCCCGCCCGCAAAGGGGCTCCACATATCAAGGTATGCGGTCTTCCAGCCCGTCGACGTGTTGATGATCTTGGCGAGGAAGCTGCTGGTGAAGCCGTGACCGGACGTAGACCAGCCGAAGGCGTCTTCGTCGGAGTCCCAGCCAGGAGTCCCAACAGTGCGCCGATACCGAATGGCAAGATAGCGCTCGGTCGCCCCATTGATGGTCAGGCCACTCAGGGTGATCTGTGTACTTGCGCCGGAAGCAATGAGCTTAAGGTAGCCATCAACATTCGACTTGGCCGCGCCGGTCGCCGTGAAAGTGTTGAGTTCCGTGTATCCGCGCCAGCTATTGACGGGGTTGCCGCCTCCTCCTATCGCAGCCGCCGCTTCTGCTGCCGCCTGCGCAGCCTCGGCCGCCACCTGCGCCGCTTCAGCAGCAGCAACGATAGCGCTAGACACTTGGTCGTTGAGCAGCCTAAACGTCGAGCCGGAAACAATACCGAGAACGATCATGCCCGCGACCAGACCGCCCGCGCTAACGTTATTGCCGGTATTCGTCTTGATCGTGAGTGCCGAGCCGCCGTTGAAGCTAATCGTCACCGGACTTCCCGTGTTCGCGCGAAACACGTTTGTCCAGATCAGCGCCGAGCCCGAAACCGGCATCGAAGTCGTCGCCTGGATGGCGTTCGCCGTGCCGGCACCCACATCGCTCGCAATGATGAAGGAGAACGGCAGATCGCTGACGCGCGTCCAGCTTCCGGTCCCGCTAGCGCCAACCTTCTTGTAGACGCCGTTGTTGGCGACGGTCGCATCGCCCAGCACCCACGCCATGCTGTTGGCGGCGTAGTTCAGGCTGGCGTCGAGGCTGGCCTTGGACGAGAAAAGCAACCCGCCGTTGGACAGGAAGGCGTCAATAACATTCTCATACTGCTTCAGCAGCTTGCGGATTTCAGACTTCGCCGGCTGAAGCGGCGAGCCAGCAGGGCCATCCGCATAAACAGTCTGTGCGTTCGGGGAAAATGCCACGTGGCTCTCCTGAAAAGAAAAACCCCGCCGAACGGCAGGGCTCAAGATGTTTGATTGTCAGCGTCAGAGGCGCGTCAGGTTACGACGAAACTACCCGTAGCTACGGGCGTGCCCTCGATGCCGGAACTGTTGATTGAAACGATCCAGGCATAGCGAGTGCCGGCCGAGATTGTGCGCGAAGCACTGTCGGTGGAACTCGGAGCTCCGTACTCAGGCGGGCTGAGATACGTCGCAGTGCCGAAGTTGTTGACCGTGTTCCAATAGATTTTCGCTCCGGCGTAGTTCGCGCTGTTCGGAGCCGTCCAGTTGAAAGTTGCTGTGCCAGATCCGGGCGTTACAGAAACACCAGTCACCGCGCCGGGGGGCGTCGGATCGGCGGTGGATGTGACGCTTTCGGTGGTTGACCACGCTGAATAGGCACCGCCAGGACTTGTATAAGCGACCTGCACTTCAAGCGCCTGATTCACCGGAACCGTGTTGGTGTTCAAGTTGATGTAGCCGATCGAGGGCTGAGCATCGGGGAAACTTTGCTCAACCCACGCGCCCGGAACCCCCGCCCCGATGTCGGCAACGCGGTATCTGACAATCGGCGTGAGACTTGCGTCGCCGGGGTCAATGACCACCACGCGGATGTAGACGGAGCCGCCGTTCGCCTTTGACTGCACCAGATTGATGACTGGAGTTACAATCCCAGAGACGGCCGGCTGGTTTGGAACTGGAGGCTGCACCCCCTCGTCGACCGCAGGATTCCATGCGTCGATGTTGTCCGGATGCTGCACAATATCCATCGAAAAGCCGCCACGCGTGAGTGCAAGCAGTGAACGGCGATTTTCAATCAGCTTTCCGTTTAGCCTTGGCAGCCGCAGCGGCGTATCCAATCGAACCCATCGCGAATATACCGCGTTGATGCCGGATAAACGAACGTCGATGCTGCCCTTGACTTTCTGACGAAGCCGCAACCAGTCACGCTTGCCGAGCCTTCGTGCTTGCCGCCACTGGTGTACCCACTGATACTCAGCCTCCTCAGCCAAGATGCGCCCAGATTCAAGTTGAGCTTCCACATCCTCGAAATAGTCGGTGTCCGACGTTGTGTAGTCGGTGGATGGATACGTGAACTTCGGAATGAGGCGGTTGCACTCGTCCTCGAAAAGCACGTCGTACTGAATGTTGTGGCCGACGATATCGCGATCCGACAGCGTAACGCAGCGGCTCTCGCGGAACTTGCCGACCGTCAGGATGCGAGCGCCGTCACCTCTTGCCACTAAATGCCCGTCACAGGCGGCAAGCATGGCGTTCAGGCCAGCCTTCGGTCCGTTCTCAGTGGTGTCGAAGCCGTTGCATTCATAGCGCTTCTCAGTACCGCCGCCGGCAAGGGTTACCGCTTCGTCGCAGATGTCGGCCTCTTCTTTCCAGAGGTCGATGACCGGGAGCAACGCCTTTTGATAGTCGAGGCCGAACCCGAACTCGTTAAAGCAAAGGTGCCATGCGGTGATGATCGCGCTGTTTCGCGTCCACTGCCAGGTACTCGGATCAGCAGGGTTCTGTGCCGGGTCTCGGAAATCCCAGCAAAGGGCACCATCGAGCTCGACGGAAACCTGCGGCACGCCATAGGGGAACCGCTTCTGCTGGTCTTTCATCCGGGTCGCGCCGGCGAACATGCAAAGAGACGCCTGCCCGTCCCCGCGGTGATCGTTGGTCCAGAGGCCCTCCGACGAGAAGTCGGCCACTGCGTTAGCGTAGGCCGTCTCAGTAGGAAGACCCAGACGCGTCTGGATCTGGACGCTGGTGTTGCCGTAGCGGCCGCCACCGGGCGAAATCACCCAGCCGCTGCCGTCGAGAGAGACTTCATCGTCGTGTAGCCAATAGCGATTGAACGACTTGATGCGGTGACCGGCCATCGCCTGGATGCCGAAAAGGCGGTGGCCCTTGGACTCCCAAAGCATGTAGGCGCCAGCCATTCGCGTGCGGCCGACTGCCCAGATGCGGTATGGTATCGACTGCGTCAGCGGAACCTTGGCCGCCTCAGGCTTCGGGGGTTTGGGCGCCATCAGCATCCGAATGCCGATCGATAGCGCCGTCGTCGCGATGGCCGATGCAATCGACGCGTAAGTGATAGTCGAGGCGCCAATCGTGATGCCGCCAGTGCCCAGCACGGCGGTAAACAGTGGCGTAAAGATGGGGTCAAAAACGACCGTGCTGTAAAGCGATGTCGAATGACCAAGGCCATATCGCTGCAGCATCATGCGATGGTGTAAGCTCACCCCGTAAACCTCCACGCTGCAACGTAATTCATCTGTTTCGCGACAACGCCGGAAGGCCCCAACATCATCCAGAGCGGGCCAAACCTGATTGCGCAAATCTCGGTGATTTCGCCGTCCATGCCGGCAGGTGCCTTGACCACGCCGACGTCGCCGTCCTGTGGGTGCTGGATGCGCTTGAAACCCAGTGGCTCTAGTGTCTTCGCGGCGAAAGCAACGGTGCCCCCAGCACGCGCTAGGATTTCGTGAGCGCCCCTGGCCGTGGAATAAGTGCCGCGGTAACTGGCGGCGGGATCGACGCCGATGCTCTCTTGCAGCCAGGTGGCGCAGAACGTCGTGCAGTCGTCACCGCCCATCCCGCCCCACCTGAATCGGTGCGGCAGGGCTGCAAATTCCTGCAATGTCATCTTGTTTCCTTGCCGCCACGCGGCAGCGATTGGCCGGGGCTAGTAGCCGAGCGTCCATGTGGGCTGGACACCGCGGGCAAGGCGGGCCGTCTCATCACAGAACTTGTCGCTCGACGAAATCGCCTTCTGGTGAGCCGAAGACCAGAGCGTGCGCGCCGGCCTCGACCGTGTCGCCTCTCCGGCCACTACGGCCAGCGAAAGGGTAAGCGTCACCGACTGGCCGCTCGGCGTTGCCGGTGATTGCTCGCCGACGTGGGAGGCGGTCCCTGTCCAGATCGGGATGATGTCGCTCATCGGCTGGAAATACTGATCCAGCGTCGTGATGCCCATCTGGACGTTCGCGCCGCGCACCACCGGCAGACTGTCGATCGTCTTTGCGGCCGTCGCTGGGTCGATGCCCGACAGCGTGAACTCCACACTATCCGCAGTTCCGTTGACCAGCACTTCGAGCGTGGGGACGCCGACAAGTCGGCCGCCGCCGAGATAGACGGTCCCGTCTGGATCTATGCTGTCAAAATTCGCTGGTATATCGTTGATTCCGAACCACATATGCAAAGCAGGGTCGGTGGCAATGCGAAGAAAGATGCCAAGTTGATGGCTCCCGCGCAGTTCCTCAATAACGTTGTCTGGAACCCAGCCCATCAGAACGCCTCAACAAACTGAATGGCCTGCTGCGTCACGAAGAACGCCTCGACCACGGACGGCAACGTGAAATCCGATTTGAACTTCGCGACGAACATCGGCCGAGCGAATTCGACACGCGTTCCGACCGTCACGGCTTCCCGCAGCGGGGGTGCTATGGCCAATTGATAGTCGGTGAATGCGCCCGAGCCGTCTGAACCTTCGGTCGAGTCCAAGACTTCCCAATATCGATACGCTCGCCAGCCCTTTGTCGGGTGGTAGATCGAAAACCAATCCGACCACCGCAGCGGTCTAGACAACCCGTAGACCTTCAATCGAATTACACCAGCATTCAGGGCCGCTGCTTCGGTGATCTCGCCCCAGGCGGTCGCCTGGCTGTAGCCGGAGCCATCATCGAAATAGGACCCATCAGAATGCGGAATGCCGCTGACGATCGGCGTCGGCAACCGCCCAATTTTAGGGAACGGCCCGAACCAGTCGGTGATGATCGGAACGTTGATGAATCGGTACCCACCATTCAGGCGGGCGCCGAGCCAATTCACATATTCGTAGTGCTCCGGATCCTTGATTTTGCAGTCTTCATAGATGGCGGTGACGATACCGCCACCGCTCATCTCGATTGACTGCCCCTCACCCACGCCATTGCGGCCGCCGTCGATCGACGAGCCGGTGACGTCATAGGTGGTTCGCAACGGGGCCAGAAAGTTGGCCGCCAGCGTCGGCTGATTGATGTAAACAGCCATTGTCAGCCCTTCTGGTTTGTATAGCGGACCTGCATGGTCCCGAAGCCGCCGCGGCGCTCATTGTCGTTCTGCGCGGCCAAAGCCTCGCCCACACCCTGCTTCACCAGCGTGCGCACGTGATCGTCACCGCTGGCGCCGCTGATGTGCACCTGCAGAACACCCGGCTGTGAGTTGCTGTTCGTCGCCGATGCGCGACCGTTTAGCCGCGGAGCACGCGGCGCGCCGACGAGGCCGCCGTTGGCGTAGCCGCGAAGACGCTCAAGCGTTGGAACGCCGATGCGGCTGGTCGCTGCTGCGTCGAAGACGTACTCGCCTTTGTGGACGATGCCGGCAGGCGTGTACTTGCCGCCTGAGCCGGTATACCCGCCCTTATCGAACAGGCCGATGCCGCCGCTCGCCGCGAGTTGCTTGGATCCGGAGAAAGCTGTGCCGGACAGGAATGACAGCCAGGATGATCCGCCACCACCTGCCGAGGTGAGGTTGGTTGCGAGGCTGCTAAGGCCCTTGGTCGTTTCCGTGGAAGCGCCTGCCAACTTCTCGAGCGCCTCGCCGGCCGATTTGGCCTGCGAGATTTCGAAATGCATGGCGTCCTTCTTGGACTTCCAGTCGCCGCCCCAGTTGAAGCCATTTCGAGCCGCTATGGCGCTGACGCCAGTCGGCATGTCGGTGACAAGATTTCGCCCCATCGGATTGGCCTGCGGATTGATGTCAATCGCATTGCCATAGGCATGGTTCGACAGCTTGTTTGTCCCGGCGATGTTGCGGTGGTTGTAGCCGCCAATCGACTTGATCTGGTAGCCAGTGGCCTCAAGGTCGTTGACGAGCGACTGAAACTGCGAAGCGAACTTGGAATTCACATCTGCGGTCAGACCGCTTGCCGTGCTGATCGTGGACAGGCCAATGCCCGTCTTAGACGTTCCTGCTGCTGGCAGTGCTCCGCGCGTTACCGCACCCACTGGCGCGGCAAAGGCAGATGCGAGCGAAGAAGGTGCAGCCGGGAAGGCCGATAACGTCGAGCTCGCCGCGCCACCCTTTGCCCCAAACACAGCCGATGCCAGCGCGTTGCCGATCTGCGTGAAGAGGCTATCCAGCGACTTCTGCATGGCATTCGCGGCGGCGTTCTTGATGGCATCCGCGAAGGACTCGCCGATGCTCTTGCCGCCCGATACGACGCCAGTTGTAAACTCCGACAGGAACGACTGCGTCAGGTCCGACAACTCTTCACGCTGGAACTGATCGCGGATCATTGCCGCGTTCGTTCCGCCCATGTCTTCAGATAGGCCGTAAGACCGCAGCCGTTGCTTTACGGCCTGCTCTTGCTTCGACATGCCGGCGAAGACGCCGTCGTCGAGCAGATCCTGCTTTAGCTTGGCTTCAGACAGCGCCTGCGAGTATTTCTCGTAGGCGGCTACCTTCTCCTCGATCTTAATGCGCTGCTTTTCAGACAGCGATCGGCCCTTGTCTTCGGCCTGCTGCAGCAATTCCAACCGGAACCGTGCGGCATCTGTGGCGACGCCGTATTGGCCGGAAAGTTCCGTTTCCAACCGGAGTTGCGCAATTCTGTCGTCCGCGCTCTTGATAAGGTCGCGATACGCGTTCGCTGCGCGCTCCGCAGAGGTCTCAGCTTTCTTGTTGGGCTCGTCGCCCAACTGGATCGGTTTGGCGCCAGGTGTCGGAACGGAGACAGTGCGGCCGTCGCCATTGACGATGGTCGGATTTTCGTTCTGCGCCTGCCGAAAGCGATAGTCCTGGATATCGTTCTGGTTGACGAGGAACCTGCCGTCGCCGCTCAGTATTGGCGAAAGCTGGCCGAGAGGGCCAAGTTGCTTGATCAGGTCGGCGAGAACCGCCGCCTCGGTCTTGAACTTCGATGCGCTGGTCGCGGCTTTATCGATCGACGGCGCGAGCTTCTCGAATATTTCGAGGTACTTTTGCAGTTCCGGAGTAGCGTTGTCTTTGATGACCGCCGCCAGTTCCGACTGCACCTTCTTGGCAAGGTCCGAGCTAGCCGTGCCGTCTTCGATGCCGGCGACAAGTTCACTAAACGCCCGCTGAAGACTGGTGACCTTGTCTGTATCTTGGCCCATCTGCGACAAGCGCGACACGATGTCGGCAATCTCGGTGTTTACGTCACCGAGCGCTTTACGAAGCTCCGTCCACTGCTCATCGGCGGCGATGCTTGCCGCCTCTTTCAAATCCTTGTTGTCGGCTGCCTTCTGCCGTTCGTCGTAGTAAGCTTTCAATGCCGGTACGGCTTCAGCCCACTTATTGACGACAGCCTGAACGAGCTCGGCTTCCTTTTTCAGAGTTTCCTCTGACTTGCCGCCGCCCCATTCGATGGTGGAGAAGTATTGGACTGCCGCTGCCGTCGCGCCGATAGCTGCGATCGTTGCCAGGGAGATCGGATTGAGAAGCTGCGTGAATGCGCCAGCGACCGCAGGTCCAATTGCTTGGCCCTTGGCGCGAATGTCGTTAAAGACCTGCGCAACTTGCGGCCCCTGCTGAAGCGCAACAGTGTACCATGGCATGAATGGTGCCGTGGTGAGCGTGTCAAATCCCTGCGCGGCTAGGTTGGACGTATTGAACGCCCCGGCTCCCATGCTGCCGCGACCGCTTGTCTTGTTTATTTCTGCGTTCTTGCCGCGAATCGCGGCGGTTGCTTGGAGCGCCGCCTGCCGCTCGCGCTGGATGGCTGCTGTCATCTCGTTCGCAGAGATGGCGCCTACCGCATGCGCGCGGCGAATATCAGAAACAGCCGATTTGTAGTTGTTGATGGTCGCGAAGAGCGGGCTGTACTTTGAGCGCAGCCGCTCAAGTTCCTTGCCCTGATCCGCGAGCGCGCCGCTCCACTCCTTGGCGCCCTTGGTTCCGATTCCGACCATCTTGTCGATGCGGGCCTGCAGCGAAGAGGTCATCGAGTTGTCGATGCCCTTGCCCAGGTCGTTGAATTGCTTCTGGACCTTGCCAGTGGTCGACGAAATGTCCTGCTCGAGCCGCTTGAGGCTGCGCTTGACGGTCGCAAGGTCGGCGCTGATGGAAATTACAAGATCGTCGGTCTTTTCAACCATCAGGCGTATATCCTAGAATAGCAGAAGCCCGCGTGGTGGCGGGCTTCTGAGGTGGTGAAGATGGATGGATGGCTGAAGGCGCTTGTCGCAGCCGCCTGCGTTGTGGTGATCGCGGGTGGTGGCTGGTTCGCAATAGGAGAGTATCGAAAATCAGGCGAGGCAGAAGCTGCGCAGAAGGAATCGACAATGCGCTCCGGCTGCCGGCAGTCATTGTCGCCAGAAAACAAGGACTATTCTCTACTGCGCGAGACGTGCTTGAATCGCGGCTACATCACTCAAAGTGAATTCAACGCAGCTTCCAACTAACCGTACTTCTCCAACAGCGCGTCCATCTCACTCTTAGAAGGCGCCTTCGGAGCGTCGTCGACGCCATTGGCCTCGTTTCGACCGTGGATGGCTTCGAAAAACTCAGTCATGGTGGCGGCCCAGAAATCAGTGGGACGCCAACCAAGCCCGCCAAGGGCAATCCGTATCCAGTCGCGCCACGGAAACGGCTCTTCCCGCTCTACTTGGCCGCCTAGCCGGCGGCTTCCGCGTTTCCCTCGTCACCGTCGAAATGATGGCCGAGCACGGTGAGGAAGGCAGCCTTGCATGCCGCCAGGTCCTTTAGCTTGAGCGCCTGGATAGCGGCGAGTTTGTCGCCTCGCACCGTCAGCAGCTCGATCGCGGCAAAGGTGGCTGCGACCTCAACGTCGGATAGGCGCACGAAAAGCTCCTGAAACGACTTGCACTCCAGACGGGTTGAAACAGCGGCCAAGCCGGCCATGCTTGCCGCCACGACGACAGGCACGTCGCCAACCCAGAGCTCGGCTTCGCCGCGGGCGCCGTTCACCTCAAGCGGGAAAGGCTTCTTTTCCGCCAGCTTCGCCTTGGCAGTTGCCATAGTCTTCTCCTCTTTTGCCATCGATTACACCTCGGCAGTGAACGTCAGTACGTCGGCGGCAACGAAGGTTGCGCTGAATTCCAAGTTCGGCTCGACGTCGCCGTCGAATGAGAAGTCGGTCACCATCCACGAGCCCTCATACGTGCCGTCGCCGGGGACAACGACCTGCGCATTGAACGCTTCGCTGTTGCGCACGTGCGTCAGGAATGCAGTCGATACGGCGCTCTTCACGAAATTGCCGGAGCCGGTGAAAGTGCGGTTCGAGATGCCGGGACGGCTGGTCTTCTGAACCGGGCCGCCTGGATTGGTGCACGACGGGATGGTCGTGTCGATTTCGTTGGCGGAAAGATTGAAGCTGCGGGTTTTGATGCCGCAGAGATTGCTGAACACTTCCGGCGAACCGCCGTCGCCTACCTTGATAAGCAAGAGGCGGCCAAGCTGCTGTCCATCTGCCATGTGGTCTCCTTCGCCGGCAGCGCCGGACGTCAATTGTGGTGGTTCTTTGTGGTGGTGGCCCGCCGCTAAGCGATGCGCTCGACGTTCGCCACGAAGTCAATGACCGCATGGCTCGTCAGCCCGTCCGCGTCACGAAAGACGCGAGTCTGGCGATGCATGAGTGAAACAAGGCGCCACGTCGTCAGATTGACCGGCGCGAGATGGAGCGATTCAACGACCGCGTCTGCTATTTTCTTGCATTCCGGAAAGCCGACCCTGCGCGACCATGCGTGGAGGGTCAGGAACACGTCGCCTCCACTAATGCACGTCGCATCATCGCGGATGAACTGCGCCTCGCCGATCGTGACGTAGCCCTCTTTGGGCATTGCCCAACGATTGTCAGGAGGCTGGTCATAAACCCCGTTCACAAGGCTCATGAGGCCAGCGTCAGCCTTCAGGCGCGTGACGATCACGCCCTGTAATTCCAGTTCAGCGCTGGCCATTCGGAAATCCTTGCCGGGTTACTTGCTCATGGCCTCTTTGACGCCCTTGTTGACGGCGGCCTGAATTTTACGCTTTGCCCTATCCCGCATTTCGCGCCACGTCGGAAAGATGTGAGGCTGCGCGGCAGTGCCGGGATGCTGCGTACCGCCGCCTTCTGCGTGCGTCACCTGCCCCAGGACAGTACCGCCACCTGGCGCTGTGTTGTGCGGCGCTGTGCCGAACTCCAAGAACCGCCAGATGAACGGAGCAAAGACTCCAGCCGCCGATGGGTCTTTCGACGCATTGATGCCGACTGGCTTTTTGTCTGGGTGATCAGCGAGCCTGCCGGCTTCGATGTTGTGCATGTATTCCAGCGTTGCACCCGTAGGCGCGCGGCCAGCAATCTTGTCGGCGGCCTCTTCGGCGATCTCCAGCTTTGCTGGTGCCGCATACTTCTCGACAGATGGCGCAATCTCGTTCAACTTCTTGGTCAGCGCCTCGCGCCCCAGAATCTTCGTCTTCAGCGCCATGCCGTCTCTCCTGCCTTACGTCCACCGCTACGTGGCAACCCCGTCATCGACCAGCAATTCAAGCCAGCCGTTCTTCTGGTCCGGATTGGTCACGGTGCGGATGTTGAGTACCCGCCTGTCGTTGCGCGCGTCGACGGCCCGCCAGGATGGCGTGACTTCCCGGCTGGCAACACACGACCGGATCCGAACGATGTAAGGCTGCCTGCCCGTCAGGCGGGCCGCTTGCACGCCCTCGCCGCCGCGGAGCGGCACGAGCTCGGCAAAGTCGGTGAAGATGGTGGCGAAGTCCGTTTGCGGGTTGCCGTATTCGTCCTCGCCCTCGCCGCGCTTCTGAAAGTGCATCTTCTCGCGTTGGCGGCCCGCACTAGGCTTTTTTGCCATTGGCCACCTCCCGCTCTCGCCGTGGCGTCGGAGCCTTCAAAGCCTTACCCGCCGTAATCGCCTCTTCGGCGCACTCGCGAGTGACGTTCTCGATCATCCCGGCTTTGTAAGCGATGGTGAAGCCCGGCTGCACCCAGTTGTGGTCGGCGGTAAAGCGAATCCACATGGCTTAAAGTGTCACGCCCGGATCCTGAATCGCGATCGTGAGCACCGTCGCGCTCTTCGCAACGCCGATCTGAATCGTGTCCATGCCGGTGGCCAGGTCTGCGCGAGGGCAGATGCCGCCTGCAGTCGCCGAAAGCCAGTAGTCAGTGCCGGCCGTAAGAACGGAGCCGACGGTGACGTCGCCAGACTTCACGACCGATAGAGGCTGGTTGAGCGATGCGCCGTTCAGCGCCATGCCGTTGACGGTGCGCGTGCCAGTGCCGTTGTTATCCGACAGCATCCACTTACTGGTGGCTGCGTCGAGAAACACAATCTTGCCAGCGGTGATTGTCTCGCCGGCCGTGCCGATGTCGCGCGTTGCGTTGCTGCCCGCGATCACATTTGCCGCGGTGATGGTGATGTCTGACATGGTGGAATCCCCTGCGGCTTAAGCGCCGCGTCTGTAGTTGCAAAGAAGTGCGTCAAACGCGGTCCAATCTTCTAGTTTTGCGTTCTCGCGGTTCTCGTAGGCGTCGACGATGTTCAGAAGAATGGCGTGCTTCACCGCCGCGGGGGCCGCTGTGTAGCCGACTACTGCAGTAACAATGATGCGTGACCCGCTTCGGATGGCTGGCCACTGCTGGCCGTATTTCAAGACGATGGAGACCTCGAGATCATCGTTGCGAAGATCATAGACCGTGTCAGCGAGCGTCTGAACGGCACCCGCTGTGTCGACGTAAACAATCGACGTCACCTCGGTGACGGGCGCCTCTGTCAGCCTGGCCAGATCGCAGAAGCCGTCGCATTTCATCTCGACGGTCTGGCTGGCGAAGCGCACATTGCAATACTTTTCAGCATGATCGCGCACGGAGGCAATCATCAAGCTGATGTCGTCGTCGTCATCGTCAAAAGTGACGTGAAGACGACGCTTGGCGTCTTCTAGGCTTACCGGCTCAGTCGCCGCCGGCGTGGTCACTTTCGTTGGATACCACATTCTTGCCTCGCTTGTTGCGGCGCTCAGGAGCTATTTCTGCAACGGCGCGCTCAACATGCTGCGCTACAGCCGGCACTCCGTAGCCAGCCTCAATCAGCCGAATTGCTTCGGCGTCGCTGAAATCGTGCTCGTCGCCTGGAGCGAGCGAATATTCATTGCCGGACAGGCCGACCAACATTTTGATCTTCATGTTTGCCTCCGTAGGGAAGGAGGCGGGCCGAAGCCCGCCGTCCGACTATTAGGATGCAGCCATCACAAGGTGCTTGACCGCAGCGGTGTCGCCGAGTTCGCCATCGAAGCGGATGAGACCGGCGATGCCGAGATCCGGCCAAAAGCGCTCGCGCAGAACACCGATGACCGGCGAGCCGACCTTGCGGACAAAGTATTTCGAGAAGTCACCAAAGATGACCGGCTTTGCCGAGGCGGCGATGGCCGGGACGTCGTCATTGATCTCGTAGCGATATCCGAGGAGCGTGCCGGGTTCACCCTTCTGAATGTCACCCATCGTCCACACATACCGATTCTCGGCGTCCTTCAATTTCCGGATGGCCGCGAGTGTCAGATCGGCGAACTGCCAGCGGGTCTTCGGCGACCGTCGGTAAGCCGCGTTGACCGAGTGCTGCAGGTCGATGAGTTCGTCCGCGGTGAGCGCGGCAGCTGCAGCTGCAGTTCGACCGAGCGTCGATGCAGTGACAACGCCATTCGGGTCGCCAGTGCCGTCGCCGATCGTCAGTTCGCGGTTCGCAATGCGTCCGAGGCGTTCGCCGAGCAGGGCGCCAAGCAGGGCTTCCATGTTGAAGATGCTGTCCTGCGCCAGTTCCATCGAGAACTTCACGAACTCGGTGTCATAAACGTAGGCGTCGAGCAGTTTCTGACCGAATGTCGCATCCTTGCCGCCATCATCGGTCAGCGCAGTGCCTTCGGTGTGCTTCTCAGCCGTAACGCCAGTGTCGTCGACGGTCGGGATGGTGATGCGATTGCCGCCGGCGGTCGAAACGACAGTGGCAATGTCCTCGCTGTACATCGGGCCGAAGTCCTTCATCGACTTCACGATGAAGTCGGCCAGCTCGACCGGGACCGTGTAGCCGCCAGCAGTATTGGTGCCGGTAGTCTGCATGCGGAATTCCTTGGCCGACTGAACGCCAGCTTTCAAGACTGCACGCTCTTCGGCATCGAGTTCGCCGAGGTCGGCGCCAGAGGCAAGGAACTTGTAAAACACCGAGCGGTATTCGAGCTCGTCACCGCCGTCCTGGCCACGCGATTCGGACTGGGAACCTGCGCCGGGGCGGCGACTCTCGCGATCCTGGCGGGCGCGCTCTTCGATGCGCGCCTCAAGTGTGGCCATGCGCCCTTCGCGTTCGATGTTCTTCTCGATGCGATCAAACTCGGCCATGATGTCGTCATGGCGCTTGTCGAGCTCCGCGGCGCGGGATTCGTCGGTATTCTTGGTGATCTCGTTCAGGGCTTCGCGAGCCTGCGTCATCAGACGGCCGCGCTTCTCCTGCAGTTCCGTAAGGGACATGCTGGTCTCCAAATCTAGGATGGTGGTTGGTAAAATGGCAGGACGTTTGTCCGTGCCCTCCGGCTGAGCCGGGTGACTGCGGGTCAGTCCTGCCGGATGCCCCGAAACTTCTGTTCGCTCAATGCTCGTTTCTCTGCCACGCGCCGACGTGCTGCCGCCGCGTTGTGCGCGGCATTGCCTTCGCCCCTCGCTGCCTCGAGTGAACGAAGACCAACTGTGGTATCGGCATATGCCGGGAACGTGACGATCGATACCTCGCTGATTTCGACCTTCTCCAGCGTGCGCCTCGGTGGGTCGACCGTGTCGTCCCACGACTGCTTCATCGCGCGGAAATCGAAAGAACAACCGCTGATGTCGCCGCGGGCAACCAGAGTTCCGACGTCTTTGCCGAGTACTGTGTCAGGCAAATCGACCTCGAAACGCAAGCCGTGGCTGTCTTCCGAAAGCCTAAGCGTACCGCTCTTTGTCCGCCCCAGAACGTTGCCGCTCTGATGGTCGAACAAGCAGCGCACGTCGCCCTTGATGGTCTCGATGAATGCGCCTGGCGCAATCTGCTCGGTGAAGTACCCGCCGATATCCGTCGGCGAGTTGAAGACGGCCGCGTAGCCGGTGAGCGTCTTCGTGCCGCTCTCGTCTGCGCGCAGTTCAACCTGCTGCGCTATGCGCTTTTCGAAATCGCTCATGCGGCTTCCGCCTCATTTTCTTGATTGTCATTTGCCGGAGGAGGCGCTGCCTGTGAGACATTCTGCGAGCCAAGAGGCACTGTTGCCCCTTGGATATGCAGCTTGTCGGCCTCGCCGCCCTTGGACGGGAGGTTTTCGAGCGCTCGGATCTCGTCAGGCGTTCGAATGGCGTTCTGGATCGCGACTCCGTAGCCGTTCATCCTTGAGACGAAGTCGCCGCGCAATATTCCGTCGAGCGCATGCTCGATCCACCTGCCGTTGTTGTTGCGCCCGAAGAACTTGAGGTTCATTTCGTCTTCGAGGGCCTTGGCCCACTGGCCGATAAGGTGCTTGACGAGATGCAAATCCTGCTGCTCGGCGTTGCTGAACGTCGCGCGCGACAAGTCCTGCAAGAATACCGGCGGGAGTTGCCAGGCCCTTGCGATCTCTTCGACCTGAAAGCGTCGCGCCTCGACCATCTGCCCCTTAGCCGGGTCGATACCGACAGGCGCCAGTTTGTAGCCGGCTGGAATCGGGAAGATCGGGTCGCTGGCATTCTTGGCCGCGTCGACTGACCTTTTGATATCAGTCTGAGCGCGCTTCATAGCGTCCGCACCGGCTGGTAACGGCCCTTCCAGAGCCAACGGCGGAACGCCGCCGCCCGCGAAGAAGTTGCTGCCGTAGTCGTTCATGGCGATGGCAAGCTGAATCGCTTTGGTCGCCCTCTGAATCGGCCCATAGTGCTTTACGCCATCGGAGTGCAGCATGAACGGCACATCGATAACGTCTTCAGCGGGATAATCTCGACCCTCAAACTGATAGACGGTCCTGAGACCAATCCGCTTGACGACGGTCTTCGCAGGATCCATTGGCCAGAGCGAGTCGAGCCCCTGCGGCGTGCGCTCGATGTAAGCCAGTCCGCGGCCGCCGGTAAAGACCTGCTGCCAGAACCACTGCCAGAAGGCAAATGAGCCCATCGTTTCGTTTGGAGCGCGGTTCACAACCGTCTCCAGCTTGCCGCCCACCCGCTTCGCGCCGTCCTTGCTGTCGCGATAAGCGTGCCGCGGGAGCGCCGCCAGCGTGCGAGACATGAACGCGACCGCTGCAAGTACCGCCGGCACAGTCAGCGCCGTGTCGATCGTGACCCTTGGCATGCTGGCCTGCTGGACGCCGAAGAACGCCATGAAATTCTCGGCACTCACCGGCACAGTGGGATTTTCGATGCTTGAGCGCGTTTCTGCCGACTTTTCGCGGCTAAATGGCCATTTCATACGGCCTCCTATGCCGCTAGAGAGTACTCCGGGTCGTCCCATGGGCTGACCACAGGCTTGACTTCGACAAAGCCATCAACCGCCGCACCCACAGCCATTGCACTCGCGACTGCCGGGTCGATACGAACCGTTGATTTTTTCTTGGAGAACCACTGATTGCCCATGAGCGGGTCAGTCTCGATTGCCACGCCCATCAGCGCGCCGAGCAGAACTGGCGATCGGCGCAACCTAATGCGCTCTTCGAGGATGAGTGTTTCCAGCGCCGAAACAGAGCCGGGCATCCAGAGCCCCAAAGGAGGCTCCAACCCGGCGTCTTTCGCCGCCTGGACCTTTTCTTCGTCCGGTTTTGCTCGCTTTTTGCCGCCCTGCGGGTGCGCTACCGTCTTGATCTCGACACCGTAGTCGTCGAGCTCCTGTTCGAACTTATCAAACGCGTAACGGTCGAAAGCCAAAACGCCGATACCATGCTCGGTATTGAGGCGAGCGAATAGTGCAGCAACATGGTCGTAGCGAACCCGAGCGCCTTCAGGGGCGTGAATGTAGGGCCAGGACGTGCCGGGATAATGCGTCTCATTCCAGAGGCGATAAGGCACGTGATCCTGCTTTGACCGCTCGTCCATCGTGTCTCGAGGCGTCCACGCCTCAATCCAGAGATCGTAAGTCGGCAGGTCGACCTCAGTCCCGTCCTCGCGCGTGATGCGCTTCGATCCGGTTTCGATCGTGAATGCTGCCGCGGTCAGATCCTTCGCGCCGGACAAGTCCAGGCCAGCCGCCGTGATCTTCTTACCCTTGTGCTCTTCGTAAGGGTCGAAATCGACCATCACCTTTTCAAGGATGGGCCGCGGTATCCAAGCTGTGTCGGCTTCAGTCCAAACGCAGAAGTGCAATCGGAGAATGCCGTTCCGCTTTGACGGAATGTCCTTCGCCTGATTGACGACACCGGCAAGATAGTCGTGCTTCAGCGTGACACCAAAAAGCGGGTTTGCCTTCTGCCAGCACGTCGGATCCGTAAAGGGGTCGTCGTCCTTGTCGAGCGCACAGACATACGAAAACGTCGTGTCGTCGATGACCTCGCCGACATAGGAAAAGTCATCGTCAGGCGTCTGCGTGCCTGCTGCAACCTTGACCGCGTGCTGGTGCTCGTCCCAGCAGATGCTGTTGCGATCCGAACCGGAGTTCGTGATCATGAACAGCAGAGGCTGCCGGCGAAACTTAAAGCCGCGCTCGAGCATTTCGACGACCTTGCCATCGGGGTGCTCGTGGATTTCGTCGCAAAGCGCAATGTACGGACGCGGGCCGGAATGTGCACCTTCGCGCGAAATCGGCCTGAAGAACGACCGCCTCTTCAGATACGAAAGGTTCCACACCGGGTTGCCGCCAGACGGCGTCAGCTTCGATTTCAGCGCCGGCGATTGCTCGTACATCGCGACAGCGTCGCGGAACAGAACGAAAGCCTGATCCTTATTTGCGGCTGCAGCGTAGATTTCGGCAGCGGCCTCGCCGTCAGAGGTCAGGCAATAATGCCCGATCCCGGCCGCAAGCGGAGACTTGCCGTTGCCCTTACCTTCTTCGATGTAGGCGCGTCGAAAGCGTCGCAGAATTGCGCCGTCAGATTCGACACGCTTCCAGCCGAAGATGGAGCCAATCTTGAACTGCTGCGAAAGGTGCGGATGAAACGGCCTTCCTTCGAACTGGCCGCCGTTCAGTCTCAGAACCGCCGGGAAGAAGCGGAGCACTCGGCTTGCCGCCTCGGGATCCCAGTGGATGCCTCGCTTCGGCCCGTTCAGCCGGTCGTCTTTGTGCCTGCGGCAAGCGTTCCGCACATGCGGCCCCGCCACGATATCGCCACTGATGACTTTCTCAGCGTACTCGTCGACCGGCCCTGTCGGGTATGCCGGGTTGAAATGGGCAGGGAGATCAGGTGTCGAAGAATTCGTCGGCTGGATCTGTTTTCTCGCCATCCGGTTTTGCTCCAGCCTTGCTAGCATCAGCCGGCGTGGCGCCCATCTGGCCTAGGCATTGCCGAAGAAGGTTCATCGCCTGGACGCCGCAGTCCTGGCCGGCGATCATGCGCCCCAAAATATTGCTCGCTGTTGCCACCAGGATTCGGTGGCTGCTGTTGAGCCATGGGATATCAAGGCGCAATGTTTGCCACGCCTCCCTGGCCTTGTTCTGTTCGGTATCCTTGATCCACTCAGGCGGATCGCCGAGTTCGTCCGATACGCTAGGCTCGTTTCGAGCCTCAAATTTCTTGCGCCTTACGCTGGCCTGACCGGTAACCTCGGCCTTGGCTTTTGGCGTCCGCGGCCTTGCCATAGGAATTTAACCCCAACATCTGATTTGGAAAAATGTGCGTTGTTGGTCAGCGCCGGTTCCCGCTGCCCGGTGGCCTAGACTCTCGAGGCACCCCCTACCCCTCACAATGGCCACCCATCCGCCCCATAAACCACGACCGTCTTGCCGTGGTCCTCTAGCTGGCCTCTCGATGAGTGACATGGGCTGCATGTGCTGACGAATGGGCCACCCCAGAACAGCGCCTCATCGCCGCGATGAGGGATGGAGTGGTGGACCTCTGTCGCTTCGGTGACGTCCTCACGTTCCAAGCACCAGGCGCACAATGGATGAAGGGCAAGTTGGTACTCGCGGATACGACGCCAACGGGCTGTCTTGTAGAGACGCCTGTAGCGTGCCGCCTGTTCGGAGCGGGCATTTGAACTAGATGCCGGTTTCATTGCTGCGCATGACATCCTCGCTGATTAACGCACCACGAACGCCCGGTGCCGGGAGAAGCGCCTATAGCGCAAACTGGCGGAAGACTGAGGAATCGAACCCCTGACCTTGCGGTCCCCTCGGTTTTCAAGACCGATTGCCAACCATTTAGCGGCGCCTTCCAGATTTTGGCGGATAGTGATGGGATCGAACCATCGCAGCCTTTCGGCTGTACCGGTTAGCAACCGAGACCACGAATGGTCGGCAAGGGAACGCCGCACGCTCACTGGCGATCAACCCAGTGGCCCGGTTTACACCCGGTATCCTTGAAAACAGAAAGCGCCGAGCTCGACCCGAAGGGAGCCCGGCGCACGACCACCACGGCAGCGAGAGGAGCGCGCGCCATGGCGATGGGGGTGACACGTGCGCATCGTTGAGTGGGGCAGCGTGACTGATTGGTGTCGGGTATGGGACTCGAACCCATGATTTCCAGCTTATGAGGCTGGCGAGATGACCGCTTCTCTAACCCGCGTTATTGGTGCCTACGCCAGAACGTGTCATGTGCCACGTCTAGCGCAGGGCTTGAAGCAGGCGGTCGGCGTATAGCCAGACTTCTTTGGTTATCCGTCGTGGCATAGCCATTCACGGTCCTGCTTGACGGCTACTGGTTTACAACGCCAGCACCGCAGATAGGGTGGATCCGGCGCTAGGCCAGGTCGACAGGGTTTGGAGCAGTCCCGGCGATCGTCGCGAGTTTGAACGTCCGCGGATCTTCAGCGCTCCAAAAGGAGAAGGCCGCACACTGGCGGCCTTTGGGAAATTCACCCATTCAATTAAATACGGTGCGAGCATGCGTCCGACCGGACATCATGCTGCGATTTTTTCTTCCACTGGTACAAATTCCCCGCGCGCCGTTTCGTCCAGAACGATCAGAGCGTCTATCGCAGCATCAATGAGCGCGGTCCCGCACTTTTCAGCGTAGGTTGGCGCCTTCTTCATTGCCATGCCAATGGCCTTGGCGGTCGCATCGGTAATCGCCATGTCAAGCACGAGGGCATGCTGGCCGAGATGCCGACGGAGATGTTCGACATAAGACATTGTCTCCACCTGCCGCGCGAAATCAGGCTCCCGACCAGCGGCGGCCGAAATCTCGCCGAGTGGCTTTGGTTTTTTCACCCCGCCGACCCACTGCGGTCCCGAAACCAGCCCATCAGGGCATCGTGTTGCCGGAATTGGGAGGCGGTCGAACGGGACCGAGCCGTCCACACCAAAACTGCGCAGAAGTTGTCGCCCCTCTTCAACGCCGAAACGGCCGAGCTTATCCTTTGCGTTTGGCTCTTCCCGCGGCAGGGGCGAATAGAAATCGCCGATGGCCGCCTCGCCTGAAAGAGGCTTCGAATACGGTTTCGCCGTCAACGGTGAGGCCACAGCTCCAGGAAGCTCCAGGTAGTCCAAGATTGCAGCGTCGGACCTGGTGGGCGACGCTCCACCCTTGACGCCGCGAGGACGTTCGACGGGGCGTAGCGACCTGCCCTTTCGCGTCTTGCCCCACTCAACCAGTCTCCCGTCGCGGAAAAGGAGATCGCCGAGCTGAGTATCAGTGCCGCCGTTCTTGTTCTTGTGGTGGCTCGGTGTGGAATCTTTCGGCTCATAGACGTTGACCATTTCGGCGGTGAACTGCCAACGGTCGCGGCCAATGACCTTCCAGCCGAGGGCGCCGAGGAGCTCCGCCTCTGACGGACGGATTTCGATGGTTGTCTCCGGATTGAGATCGTTTGGTTCTGGGGGATCAATTGCAGACCCAGGAAATGCCATGTTCTTCCAGTGGCGCAGGGCGAAGAGACGCCGATAGTCGCCGCGATGGGCAAGCCGTTCAAGTGCCGGCCACGCCAGTTGCTCGCGGGCCGGTCTGTTGTCGTTGGCTGGGGTGAGCATCTTTGTCTTGGCCGGCGCTTGCTTTTTCTCGGCTGGTTGCGCTTGTGCGGCCAGGAGCGCGGACAATTGCGAAAGATCACGATGACGGGATTTCTTCATGCTTTGCTCCATTTTGGCTTCGGGTCTGGAATGTCGCGGATGTCCTCCGACGCTTGGTTCAGGATGCCGGGTGGGAATTCCATGAGCAGCGCTGCCTTTTCGCGAGCCAGGCGGAAAGCTCTCAACCTCGCCTCTTCGGCTGCTGACCGGGTGACACATAGCGACAGGTCGTATTCAGACTGCCGTTTGATACGGTCCCGCTCGCTTTCGATTTCCTTGATCCGCAATTGAAGGGTTTCGATTACCAGATGCGCAGCCGCTAGGTGCGTGCGATAGTGTTCGCCTTGACGACGTGGATCCCTGGGCGCCGTCGAGTCTGCCACTGCTGTGCGCAGCGCCTCCTTGGCCAGCGCGCTTTCGCGCCGGGCGGATTGCTCGGCAGTTTTTATGCGGCGGCTCATGTGTTTCCTCCTTTTAGAGCGTGGGAGTACCGCGGTGGCTTCCACCACCGCGAGGTGCTTCCACCTCGCAGGGGGTTATAGGGGGAGAGGTGGAACATGCGGTGGAAGGCGGTGGAAGGGTGGTGGAAGCGCGGTGGAACGTGCGGTGGAAATTTCATTCGTCGCCTTCCTTACGGCCGTAATCATCAGCGCTAACCATCAATCTCTGTCTCGGCTTAGACGGAGGTCCGTCCCAAACAAGCTTGATGGTTCCGTCCTCGAGAAGTCGCTGCATGGCGCCCTCAAGTGCCTTCTTGGAATGCCCCTCAGCGGCAGGGTGCTTTGCCATCTTGGCTGGCGCATAGTTCGTTCCCGCAGAGGCGCCCACATTCTGCCCTGTCCTTGAGAAGGTGCGGAGAAGTTCGATAAAGACCTTCTCCGCTTTGCGATTGATCAGCCCGATGGCCTGAGATGAACCTCCAGCGGGCTCTGCAACAAAACACCCGTGCTCCCAACGCAACTTCGTCTCGTTTCCGACCTTGCCGTAGTTGATCTTTTTCGTGCTCAAGAGACGAATGTCGGGGTCAGCTTCCTTGTCGCCATCTGGGCGGCTGAAATAGAGTTGTGACCGCGAGCTATTCTTCCATCCAGTACTGCCGGACGAACCTGAGCCAGATCGAATGCCCTCCTGCGACGGGTGGGCAAGCAAGATGATCGAGCAATCGAGATCGATTGCCAGCCGTCTCAACATCCCGATGAACTGCCGCGCTTGCCCACGCTTGATTTCATCGCCACCAAAAAGATCAGCAACTGTATCGAGGACGATCAAGCGCGGCCGGAATTCACGAGCCAATTCGCAGAACTGTCGCCAGACCGCCGTTGGCAGCATGACGCCAGATTTATCTGGTATCGCAAGCAAGGCATCCGCATCGGCCATCGGGATAAGCCTAAAGTCCCCAAGGTCGGACAGTTGTCGCCCATGTCCACGAACGATGTCGACGAGGCGCCGATGGAATTCCTCCCCTTCATCTTCCGCGCCCAGATACAGAACCCTTCCCTGAGTCGGACTGTATCCTGCTGTGTCGACACCAAGCGCTGACGCAGCGCCGAACTGCAAAGCAAGTAGCGATTTCCCGACGCCGCCATCGCCAGCCAAGATTGTCACCTGCCGGTGAGGAACTAGCCCCTCAATAAACCACTCACGCTCTGGAACGGGCTGCCCGTGCCAGTTGACAGGGTTGACTACAGGCAGCGACGACGGTTCATCTGCGGCGTCCGCCGTCGGCTTGGTAGGTTCATTGTCATTGGCCGCCACAGGCGTTTTCTTGGCAAGCTCCCTGGCCACGAACGCCTCGACCTTGTCCGGGTCTATCGGCTGCGTGTCGTCATGCTGACGACCGCGATGCTTCTTGCCTATGGCCGACAAGTCAGCGCCGCCGTCTCGCGCGAGAACGGTTAGGGTGCCCATACCGATTCCCGCGCCTGCTTTAAAGGTTTTCCATTTTCTTGCTACCTCGCCCCTCTTGTACTTGGATCCGGTCGCGCTCCATGAGTCGGCGACGGCAAGCCCGCTCTCGCCGAGCTCCCCATGGACGGCCATCAGGGCATTAATCCAGTCCTGGTATCCGCACTCAGGGCTGATGTAGGAAAGCAGCTCCTCGACCTCGGCTGCCGAAACGTCATCGTTGCGCGGCATGGGTATAGTTGGGCTAGAAGTCGCCCTGTACCGCGGAGTGCGGATGACATCGACTAGCCAAGCCGGGGCCTCTGCAACGCCACCGATCGCCGCAATGAGGTCCGCAGGCGTGCCGCCTAGATAATCGTACCGGCTCCCATCGGGGAACTCGCTGCCGGCGGCTATGACATATCCCCCTTGCGCGCGAATATCGATGTGTTCGGGAAGGCTGCCGGTTGATGTGGTCAGACCGTCGACGTGTCTAAAAAGGTAGTGGAATCCCCCCGTGGCTGTTTGGACGACAACGGTTCGCGGAAGCTGCGCGTGCTCGGCTTCCAGCGCGGCGAGATTGCGGTCGCCTGCCTTGCCTTCCTTGACGTCGACGTCCAGCGCGAAAAACCCTGTTTTCTCGCCCGTCGGGATGCCGACCAGAGCCTTAGGATTGCGGCGCCACCATTCACGAATGATGCGCTCATTCGTGCTCGCCCCGTATAGGCCATTTGATGTCAGCGGGCTCTTCGGGTCGTAGATCTCCCCAGTGTGTGGGTCTGTCTCTGTCCATGCCCTACAGGGAAATATGGGGATCCCCGCCGCGATGTATTCTAGCGCGACTGAAAGGTTGCCCGCGATCGTTGGAGTGTCTGATTTAGGCTGAACGGCGACTGTGGTTGTCGGCAAGCTGGCCTCCCAAAAGTGCTAATGTTGCTGCTGCTGTGATTTTTTCTGCGACTGCAGGCTTAAACGAAGCGCAGTGCTGACCGCCGACGTTGGGTGAAATCGTCCGACGAGTGCCGTCGGGAAATTCGCGAAGGAGAAGGTTGTAGAGGCGGACGTCGCCAAGCTGGACGGTGAACCGTGCGATGGTTTTCGCGCCGCCTGGTGATGACGGCGGTCTGTCGACCGCCTCAATGGTTTGGATGATTGGTGTCATCAGGCAGCCACCCACCGCTTGAAGACCACCCCCTCATTACGACGCTCTAACGTCGCGGTTCTCCCGAGCAGTTCGTCGCTGTCCTCGATTTCGGTAAGGCCGACAGCGCGCAGAAGCTGGCCAAACTCGCGCTGCGCGTCTTCCCGCAGCTCGCGGCTTGGGGCCTCGAGTGCAAAGCTGAAAGTGTCGGTTTTGCCCGAAGCAAGGAAAACGACATCAACGTGGACGAAAAGGTACAGCCGACGACGCGTGACGTTCGTGCGCGTGACCTGGAATGCGTTCGCAGCATCCAGTTCGCGCTCGATTTTTTCCTCCCGCTCGCGCTGCAATTTCTCGTTTATGGCCTCACGGACGAAGCCTGCGGTTTGCATATCTGGGCAGAATATGTCGCCAAGGGTACGGAGCGGCCGGCGCCCTTCCGAGAACCGGAAGCGGCGCCTATTCTGGTCTTTTTCGATACTGGTCGGGACAAGGACGGGAGAACCGTCGAGGAAGCCGCAGGTGTCTCCGTCGCCGCTGCGATACAAGAACAGGCCGTATCCATGAACGGGACGTTGTGGTTCAGAAATGCGCAAAAACTCCTCCTGCGCCGGCGAAGACGCCGGTCGGCTGATGGTGATGAATTGTGGAATGCGAGAATATTAACTGGCGATGGTCGCCGAGCGTAAAGGGCTAGGCAACGCTTTTTTCGACCTCGGCTAGCCACTTATTGAGTGACGAGCGACGAGCGGCAACCGTACCACCGAGCTTGAAGCACGGTATGATGCGGTCATAGGAAAGGCGATAAGCTTGCCTCGGCTTAACACCCAAGTAGGCGGCAATGGCGTTTGCCCCCATCAGCAGATCGCCCTCAGAATTATCGTTCGCTGCTTTCATTTTTTTCCTCCTCAGGGGTTGACACGATTTGTAAAACTGGTGTACTTTCGAAGGTGGATACCTGTGTCTTTCGATATCTTCCTTTCTATGTCCGTTTTACATTTTTGTCAAGGTCTACGCGCCTTGATTGTGCCCTCGCGCGTGTCGTGATATCCGTGTGCCTCCAGATCAGGAGGTCAACGTGGCGGTAATCAAGCGAAGGAAGTGGACAAACGGCAGCGGCGAGCATGTCGCCTGGCAACTCGACTTCACCGACCGTTTCGGGAAACGCCATCGAGAACAGTTCGCCTTGAAGCGCGACGCCGAGGGCCGTTTGGCGGAACTTCAGGGAACAACGCGTGCCGGCACCTACCGCCCCCTCGCCGATCGATCTGACGTGGCAGAAGGATGCAAGGTGTTCTGCCAGTACATGACCGACCGTCGTGACCGCGGGGAAAAAGTCACAGAAACGTATTTGCGGACGACACGCCAACACTGCGAAAATTATATCGATCCGAATGGTGAATACGTTGTGCGCCGACCAGGACTAAAGAAGAAAGACTCTATCGGCTTCAAGGGCGGGCTAGGCGCAATCAAGTTGGCTGACCTTACAGCGGCACGCGTCGTGAAGTTCCGCGACGACATGCGAAAACACGGCGCAGGCATCGTCACGACTAGGCGCGTCTTAGGAACCCTATCCCGCGTCCTGAAGCATGCCGTGGAAACAGATATGGCAACGATGAACGTGGCGAAGGGAGTCCGTGTAATCGGAACCCGAGACGAAGACTCTGAGCGCGTCACGCCTCCATCCAAAGCTGACCTCACGGCGCTGCTGAAGGCCGCCTCCCCTGATTACAAGATACGGGTTCAGTTTGCCGCCACTACTGGGCTGCGCGCATCGGAACAATGGGCGCTGCGGTGGAGCAACATCGACCTCGATACAGGAAAGGTAACTGTCGATTCACGCGTCGATGCATTTGGAAGCATCGACAAAACGAAATCAGCGGCCGGCAAGCGAACCATCCCTATCGGCAAGACGATGATCGAAGAGCTAAAAGCGTGGCGAGACCGCTCGAAACAAAAATCCAACGACGGCTTTGTCTTCCCTGATGGTCGCGGGAGCTTCACAAGGCACACGAATCAGACGAAGCGCTTCTGGAATCCGCTGGTCAAAGCTGCCGGAATTGAGCCCATTGGCTGGCATGCTCTCCGCCATTTTGCTGTCAGCACGTGGATCGAAGCCGGGCTGCAGCCAAAGGCGGTCCAAACACTCGCCGGTCACGCATCATTCGCGATCACAATGAACCGCTATGGCCACCTGTTCCCGTCTGACGACCATCAAGCAGCATTTGACAAGATCGCTGCAACTTTGGCATAG